TAGTGTTCCGGCTGAAAAGTATTGGCGAAAGCCGTGGTAAGCAATCATTAAATAGGGAGATTGCAATGCTCACTGAGAGGCTTATGTGAGTAGTCCGGGAAAGCCGACAGGACTTAAAATTGGAGAGCTTGCGTAAGTCACGCTAAAGACCACTGTTGCAACGGTGCCTACGTTACGGTTAATGCCACGGTTCCCCGACCGGGGATAGTTGGGTTCGATTCCCAACCGTAGGACGAGCGAATTTCTTTACCAATTTCTTAATCCGGCTCACACAGGAAAGAAATGGCGTTGCGAGTTATCGAGAAATAAGTGCTTTTTACATTACCAAGAGTTTTCAAGAAAAACTCTGGTGCGGAAAATTTACTGCTTAGAGTGCATGAGCGTTACAGCGATTTAAGCGGCGCAGAGGATTTAGTAGAGGCTGAGAACTGCGATAACAACGTACATCAGAGGTAAGGCGATAAAGAGCTGGACTCGTCAGAGGTTCTTTGAGTATGTAGTCGGTGGATTATGAGAACCATGTGGAGGGGTGTAAGGTCCGAGAACCACATTAAAAAATGAAATACCTTTGTTGGCAACTGTCTTACACGTTGCATCGGTTCGGTAGTGGCAACCATCCAAGCTGCCGCCGGACTGCATTGGGGTATAGCTCAGATGGATAGAGCACAACACTACGGATGTTGGTTAGCGCAGGTTCGAGTCCTGTTACTCCAATAATGGCTTGTAGCTCAGTGGTAGAGCGTCTGACTGTTAATCAGAATGTCGTGGGTTCGATCCCCACCTTGCCAGTTGGAGACACTTGACTTACTCTTTCAAAACACTCCACGACAGAAAAGGTTAGGAAAGGGCGTTTACGACCGGCGGAAGAGGATCTCCGACTTGTACGTTACCAAGGGAAAACTACTCTGCCGTGTGTCCGGTTGGTCGAGGGTGCGGTCTTGAAAACCGTCTGGATGTAAAAGTCTCTGGGGTTCAAATCCCTAACACGGCGTGGCAAAGTAAAGGATACGTTCGATTCGTAGGTGTATGGGTTGCACGTTCTCTATCCAAAACCAATAGAGAAAGGAACGGTTCGATTCCGCGGTGTGAGGTCGCATTTTACTTTGTGGTTTTGACTCTATGGTATAAAGGTTATTACGCCCGACTGTCTATCGGAAAATTTGGGTTCGATTCCCAATAGAGTCGTTATGGTGCATTGCCGTAATGGTAGCGGAGTGGCTTGCTAAGCCATCCGGCAGAAATGCCGTACAGGTTCGAGTCCTGTATGCACCGTTATGAAACCGTATTCCACCGGTGGAGGAGGTTTCAGAATTGGATAGTAGGCAGTAAAGGGTAACTGCAATATTAGTACGGTTGAGGAAAAGGTGCGTCCCGGTGTGGCAACAACGCAAAGTGCAGTGATTGGAATAAGCAGGAATGGCAGCCACCCACCTTTGATACGATAGGTTCAAAAATCCGTATGCACCAAACACATGAGGTAATCTGCGACTATCGTAATATTCCAGTGTAAGGTCCGATTCCTTACCTATCCAATCCCGGTCCGGAACGGGGCAATAAGCCGAAAGGCGTAGACAGAGAGGAAGAAAGGTATGATATTACAAACAATCAAAAAGGGTGTCAGAAATGATACCTTTGAGGAATCCCAGGTTATTCAGTGCTTCGATGTTATTATCGAAAAGGATATGCTTCAAATATCCAACGCTGAATCCTCAGATGAAGAATTGGAAATCAGACAGAAGAATTTCAACAAGGCAAAGGAACTTATCGGTGCTGCCGGATTGTGCAGAGATAACATTATTTGGTATCTTGGTGCTCCGTCATTAGAGAAGAATGTTTCACTCACGGTGGTTACTTTAGATACAGTTACTTATGTGTATAGCCGCATTGGTATTCCTGATACTATGGTATTCATTCTGAATAATTCTGGAAAGACAATATCCAGAGTGTTATAAAAAGCCGCCCTGACTTCGGGCGATAAACCAGTTGGGTTAGAGAGATTCCCCGAAAGACATTTCCTATCGACATTGCCATTGGTCTCGGCAGAACCGCCAATAGTGGGGCATTAAGCGGGTGTACGGAAGTGTTTAATCAAGTCCGCCGGTCACATACTGTCGTAGTTAGCACCGGTTAAGTGAGGAACGCAAGGAACGACATAGCAGAACTTACAAAGCAGCCTAGGGG